AACGTAAGTGACTAGGAGTCCACGCTCGAGCAGGTAGTTAGCACCTAGTTCCATCTCCCTGTAGAAGCGGGGAATGTATCCGGATCGTATCATCCACTTAAGGAAACCTGATACCAATTTGCTACGGGCAATGTCTCCACTCTCCACGGGGAAGGCTCTGACGTTAGCCCTCTTGAGTGCGGACATGAATAGGGATGAAAGTTTCGTGATGCGTTCATCAATAATATGGCACTCACTATCGCTAGCACCTTCCCAAGGGAATGCGTCCGCGCCATGCTTGCGGTGATCACGGCTCTTGCCCGGCCACCAGTTCCGCCTGTCATCGTAGCTAGTACGACATAAATCAAAATAACCTTCTAGCTCAGTTACTGTTTCCTCGTAGGCAAATCGGAGAGTTTGAATGTCCGGCTCGTCACTAACGTAAGTAAGGGCCTTTGAAATATTATTGTTCTGCATTTAGTCTATTTTTAATTAGTTGAAGCATACTAGCCAGATGTGTTCTGGAACTGCCTATCTTATCACATAACTCTATGTTTGTCATGGGAACTTTGGACTCATGCTTTACGTGTCGTTTGAAAGTCTCCCACATTATTAGGCGATCCCTGTTCTGCTGATTCCATTTGTAATCCAACGTTAGGTTCTCGTCCTCGACCTCTCCGGTCTCAGGATTCCTTGCATAAAATAGCTTTGTTCTATCAACCTTTGACATAACGGTAACTGACTCCTGTTTCTGATTCAATGGCTTCAAAGCAGATCATCTTACCTAAGAATCTGTCCTTCAACCTGTTAGGCAGGAGGACTGGAACTTTCTTTCCGATTTCTACGAAGTGAACCATGTTGAACCTAGGGTTCGGGCAAATGGATAGTACCTTGCCCGTGTAATGCTTAGGTATTATTTCATTAATAAATAGACCGTCGGACAGGATGTCCTGACCTTCTGGGCTGATCCAAGTGTTCTTGCCTTTACCGCTGATATATTCAGGCGGTAGTTTTTCGTGGGCTATTTGTAGGGCTTCATCAAAATCAGTATTATGATATTCGGTGAACTCAGTTAATTTAATTTTCATTAGTATCCTCCTTGTTGTTTTCTGGTTATCCCCATATCAGAGGATGCGAAGTAGTCCGGACCCATACCACCATTTGACATACGCAAGTAACGGATGAGGTCAAAAAAGTCCTTGAGTGCTTCGTCCGCTTTACCAGCAGCGTTGTAATTAATCATGCTCTCAATAAGATTCCCGCAGTCCTGATGCACGTAGCACCGTGGTCTATTGGCGGGATCAAGGTCATAGTTCGGATTATAGAAGAACCAATCGTCCAGGCTTGTGTTACCTATGCCCTCCTGCTGTCCGTCCGACGGGGTAAAGTTCATACCGAAGTCATAGAAAGCCGTGAATAGATCCACATTGTTCTCATTCTCCTTAGCAAAGAATCTGGAGTCACCTATACGTTCCGTGACCTCAATACCTAGCTCCTCTTCAATTTCCTCAAATAGTTCACAGTACCTCTGCACGTCGTAGCCTATCTTATCTGAGGCTGGACCCTTGCGCCATTTCGGGTCACCGAACAATGCCCACTCACCGTAGGTATCTCTGTCCGGCCACTCCCGTCGTATAAATATCTCCTCGTCCTCGGATACTCCTGCCCATATTGCTACATAGTTTCTGGCAAAGGCGGGGTCAACTACCTGATACCAGGTAAGGGACTTCTTGTCAGGGAAGGTCATCCCGTATTTGTTTGGCTCCTCGCTCAGAACATTGACCTCCGGGCTGAAGTTAGGTAGCAGTGAAGTCATTGACTTCGTAGGTAATCCGTAGGCACGGACCATGATCGTATCACGGTTCGCGTTCTTTAGGTCCTTAGCTATGCGGTCATAACCGCCAAAGGGGTTCTCGTCGGAGTGCAAGTAAACAACACCAGCATCTCGTTCGGGGCTGTATTGAATCACGGGAACCTGTTCACCGTTAAGCAGGGACGCGGTCTTAGTCTCGAGCGTCTCAGCACCCTTTAGGTAATCCGAAACAAATGGTGTGTATCCGTCAATAGGAGTAAAGCCCAGCAGCATCTTACTGTCTCTGGTCGCTAGGCGGAAGCGTAGGGTGTTGACCAAAGCAGCATCCCCTAGGTATTCGTCCAGCCAAGCCCCAATATTTGTTCCTGTAGGGTTACGGAAACCGAACTCAAAACCTTCTAGGATGGTTTGGTTATTACTGAACTGGGTATATGTCTTGAAGTCCACCCTAGTCCTAGTGTCCGGAAAGATAAAGGAACTGCCCGTGAACCCGTTCTGCATACTGAAGTTAATGTACCCATCAATACTCTTGGTCTTCCTGCGAAACTCTCTGGGCATCATCTCCCAGATTGCGGCCTGCTGTACCTTGATGGACGTGTCCGCGTTTTGACTGAAGCATACCACATGTCCGTCCATGTTCTCGGTCACGGATTCCATGACCATCTTGGCGCATCCCGTTGTCTTTCCGCTTCTGTTCCCCCCAAAGGTAATGACCTCGTCGTAGTCCTGTAGGGCATCGCGCATCCTGCTCCAGCCTGGTAACTCAAATCCGTGACGAAGTGGATCCTCCTCCGCTGACTTTATCCTACCCTCGTGTGCTTCGTGCAGCGCAACCAATAACTTGGGATCCGCCTCACCTAGGATAACTATCTCCTCATCGGTAGGGGCTTCGAGGGCCGGGTGCTTTGTGAACTCAATGGTCATTCCTCTTCCTCTAAACTATCGGAATCATCCTCGAACTCCCACTCAAAACTTATGTCACTGTCACTGAGTTCCTTCTGCATCTCATGCAAAAGCATCCTTCCTGCTGGTAGGTGATTGTAATCATAAAATAGCTCACCCTGCTCGTCCATAACTATGAAGCAGTAATTCTCAAAATGCTCTCCAAGGATACCACGAATCTGGTCATAGATCGGGTCATAGCTGGAATCCGTGATTGATCTAGGCATCCTTAACCTCAGCCTCTATTGTCTTAGCTTCCTGTATCCTATCCCTTGCTGCCTTGATAGTAGCCTCGTAGTCATCCTGGGTGAATACCTTCCTGTCTTCCGTGATTTGTGTAGCTTCACCTCTAGCAGTCAAAGCCTCCCTACCTGCGTTAGCCTTGGCAATGGATAGCTCCTTTAGGTCACGGAATGATACCTCAAATTCCGGATCACCTTCTAACCTACCACGGACTTTCTCAATGAGGTCCTCTTCCAATGAGGACAGGTTCAAGTAGTTCCTGGCCGCTAGTCGGCCAGTTACCTCTCGGAACTTCCCTATGTGGTCAGCATAATCAGTTAAAACAGATATGACTGTATCCCGATTGAACTTGTACTTCTTCACAATCTTCGTCTGAGTCTCACCCATAGCGTAGTGATAAAGTATCTCAGCCACCTTCCCTGGGTTACCACGGCTTAGACTATTGACCTTCAGCACTTCCTTCTCCCTGCTTACGGCCTGAATACTCTCAGAGATACTGGACATTAAGTCCAGTCGCATCTCATCAGGGGTAGGGTTTAGGGTACTCATTATGTCTTTGATAGGAAGGACTTAGATACATGTCAAGTTTTTCTTCCCTCTGGATCAAAAATAATTGGATTTTTTGCTTGACAGAGATTTTCGTGCTACATAGAATCCGGAATCTCCGCTGGAACAAAGGAGCATTAGAGCAGTGACCCTACTGAGTAATACAAAGGTAGTATGCGGATAGTATGGCCTATGAGTTATCTATTTTTTAAAGGGGTGTCTGATGATATATATATAACTGGTATAACGTCAAGCTGATCCCCTCCCCTCCCCTTAGCTAGCTTGGCCGGGCTTGCACTTAACTTATCTGGTTTTACTTGGTCCAGGCTGGAACCTGGTTCAGGTTTGCTTATGTATGAAGGATTTAATTCTTCTCGATTGGCTAGATGGATTCAGTGCCATCATTCATCCATCCATAGTGGCTACTCAGTCCACCGTTGAGTCAGTCCGACTATCTGCCATGGGTTAGCTGTTTAAGGGTATCGTGAAGCGCCGATTGTATCCTGTCACGGAAATGATCGATCAAATGATTCGTTGCTACTCAGGCAGTTACAACTATATTGCATTAACTGGAAATAAAAGCTTGTTTGACTTTAAGAAGTGTGCTTAAGTAATTGTATCGCTAGCAAATCAGCAAAGCGAAACTTGAACCAATAAAGAAAGCAAAACAAATGAAAGCAAAGATTATAGAAAACGGGTTTTACGATTCATACACGGGCCGCAAGTTTGTCTCATTGGACAGCGAGCGGGACGTTTTAATTTATTCACGTGCATTAAAAGAGGAAAAGAAAGTGCTATTTAAAGTAAAGCGCGGCTTTCCATGGAATGATTCTTATTTCATGCAAGTAGCTTTGTCATTTAACGAGTATAAAGCTTTAAACTCATAAACAT